CTCAGAGGATTCACCCAGTGTCATTTCTTCGCCGGGATTGGGGGGTGGGGCCTCGCCCTCCGTCTCGCTGGATGGCCAGACGACAGGCCGATCTGGACGGGCTCGTGCCCATGCCAGCCGTTCTCAGTCGCAGGCAAAGGAGCCGGTACAGACGATCCAAGGCATTTGTGGCCCCACTTCCATCGCCTCATCACCGCCAACAGGCCCCCTGTCGTCATGGGAGAACAGGTTGCGGGCCAGGCTGGCTATGGTTGGCTCGACGGAGTGCGCGCTGATCTGGCGAGAGAAAACTACGCCAGCAGGGGAGTCGATATTCCGGCTTGCGCGGTGGACGCCCCCCACATCCGACAGCGGCTCTACTGGGTCGCTACAGACTTGCGGAACGCCAACGTGCCACATGGCGAAGGAGGCAGGGTATCCAGCCGAGTTCACTCGCAACACGCTCACGCTGACTGCGGAGGCGCACATAGCTACATGGCCGACGCCGAGAACCTCAGACGAGAAGAATGGGAACGGCAAGACAGGCAACAGGACGCCGGAGGCTGCTGCCAAGGCGGGATGGACGTTGCCAGAATTGATGAGAACAACATGGCCAACGCCAGTGACCAACGACGCAACGAGTTCCACGCATTACGGGACGGGGGACAAGAAGTTCTTGAAGCTTCGCGGGGTGGCGGAACAGATCAGCACATGGCCGACGCCGACCACAAATCAGTTCGAGGGGGGAGATCCGCAGAAGCTCATGAACCGGAAGCAAGCGATGCAGGAGAAGCACAACAACGGGAATGGATTCGGTCTGACACTAGGACAGATGGTTGTGGTGGATCACGTTTTTGGTCCGACCACATCTGGCTCACCGGAGCAGATGGGAAATCGAGGCGCTCTCAACCCGGCCTTCCCCTGCTGGCTCATGGGGTATCCAACCGAGTGGGACGCCTGCGCGCCTACGGCAATGCCATCGTCCCGCCGCTCGCGGCAGAAGTTGTAAGGGCATTTATGGAGGCTACGGAGGCCGCCTGATGGCCTTGAGCACAAAAAAGGCCCGGAGGTAGCTCCGGGCCGAAAAAGGCGTCAGCGAGGCTCTAATGGCTTTGGAAGGTGAACCCAGTGGGTTGGCTGGTTTATTAGATCAAACCCCTTGGATGACCCAAAAACGCCACGGAAGCGGAAATACCCATCAGCAGTCTCCCATGAGGGCATCGGCATGAAAGACATGGTGGCGACCCATTCATTGTTGGTCGCCAGTATAATGGTCCCGTCCTTTGGCGCTGTCTCAATGGGCTTCCAGCGCGCGATCAGGCACTGTTCTTGTTTCCGATCCATGGGCTTCTCAGCCAGTTCAAGGCCGAACGCAACGAGGGCGATCTTGATTTCCGCTACAGACTTGCGGCCAAAATTGGGAATGCGCAGAAGCTCATAGTCTGTTTTTGAGCATAAATCGCCCAAAGTTTTGATGTCCTCATGCCGGAAAGCGTATGAAATTCGACCCCGAAGGTCTGTACGGCAATAAGGTAAAAGGTCTTTACTAGGGCGTTTTATGTTATTGTTCATAGTCTTACTCCGTTTTTTAGATGTAAGATTTAAGCTTCTCAGCCAGCCAAGTCTCGTCGATTTTGCCTTCAGCAAGGGCTTGCAGAAGCAGATCGGTCGAGCGAGGCAGGGGGCGCACACCCATGATCCAGTTGAAGACGCTGCGGGTGGTGCAACCGGTGATGAAGGCCAGATCCTTATGCCGGATCTGATGTTGGTCGAGGAAAGTTTGGAGATTTCTCATTACGCACCTGTGATGATGTCATCGTCTACGGAATCAAGAGGATTTGCCCACTTACTGACTATGTTACGTTTTCTGTAATTTGTTCTCGTTACATCACGCTGCAAGCAGCCGCATGATTTTGTTAAACCTTTTGTTACTTGCCGTGCCTCAATTACTTTTTCGGTTCCGCAGACGCACCGGCAGAGAATCATTTTTCGTTTTCTGCTGATGCCTGCATCTCCAAGGATGGTTAGGCGGTGATATTTTTTTCCAGCTTCATTTATTTTCAAGCTGTCCATTTCGGTGTCCTTTGTGTGTGCAGGCGTACACGGTTCCGTCTCGGAGCCTGCGGCCTGTTGTGGTGCGGGTCTTCCCGCAGGCGCAGACGCACAGCCAAACTGCGCGACCGCTTGGGGCTTTGCCAATGTGCTCGATGACTGTCAGCAGCCCGTAGGTCTTGCCCGTCTCATCAGTGGTCATTGGTCGCCCCAATGGTCACGGTTGTCGTATGTGTCGTCGGGCTTCTCCTCCGGCCAGAGCCAGAGGATCAGCAGCGTCATCGGGATTCCAAACATCAGGGCGTCTAGGAACATCTGAGGGCCTCCCGGGCTTGTTCACGGGTGGGGTGGTGGGATAGGGCGCCTGAGGCTGTCAGAGCCCTCCAGTCCCCGGCTGGGCGCTTCTGCACCCAGCCTGCCAGTGTGGCGTCGTCCCGCAGGACTGCGTAGATCGCGTTCATGCGAACACCCGTGCGCGGACTTTGACGGCGAGGTTCTGACGGGTCGAGCCGACCTTGCATTTCTCGACCTGAGCCTTGGTGATGTAGCCGAGCTCGAGAGCGCGCTCGACCTTGAAGGTCTTGGTCGCCGTCAGGCTGTAGTCGAGGAAGAAGTGGTCGCCATTCACGATGGCCTTGAGATCGTCGCCAGCAGCCGCCATGCAAGCGGTGAGGGCTTCCTCCTTCAGGGCCTCGTACTGTTTTTTGAGGGCCTTGAACTCGGCATCGAGCTGGGCGAACTGGTCGGCGAGGGGGGCGTTGTTGCTGAACATGTTGGTCTCCGTTGGTTGGTTGCTACAGGGTCAGAATACAGGGTTGGCGGTATGATGCAAGAACTATTTTCTCCTCATTCCACATTTTCTTCTTGGGGGGCGTAGATCTCTTCAATCTTGACGACAACCCAGCGGTCTCCGGTGTTGGCGGTGCGGCGGTCAGCCTGTTGCTTGGCCTGAGACAGCCAGCAATAGGTGTCGGCGATGGCGATCTGCTGGGCAAAGGAAAGGTCTGAGTCGTTGTTGATGAGGTAGTACATGGTTCAGGCTCCTTCGATGATGTTGAAGACGATCTGGTCGCGCTCGTCCTGCGAGACGCTGAACACGTCGCCGTTGGTCAGTTCGAGAAAGAGGTCAATCTGTTCCTCGCTGGGCTCCGGGGTGCCGATCCAGCGGGAATAGTCGTAAGCATCGCGGGCATCTTGGCGCTTCATGGCGATGTAGTCATGGATTTCGATGAACATGTTAGGCTCCGTTGGGTTGGTCTGTTTCGATGACCTGTTGTCTCATATTGCCTGATTCGATGCAAGAACTATTTTCTTCTTTTTGAAATTATTTTGCCTCAATGCTCAGGATACGACCGTTGGTCAGCAAGGCGTCATAGCAGCCGGGGTGATCTTCGTCGGCCTCGATGAACTCAGGGCTCAGGCGTTCGATGTAGGCCAAGGCCTCAGCCTCGGTGTTGAAGGTGGCGATGGTTCCGATCTTGCAGCGGACGATGAACATTGGCTGGATCCTTTGAGAGGGTGGTGGGGGCCAAAGCCCCCGTTAGATGATTGACTTGTTGTGAAGCTCAAGACCAAGCGACCACGCCGCTGCTTGGCTGACCTTTGCGCCGAACTTGATCTTGCCGGGGAACACGAGGGCGAACTGGCGACCACGCTCGTAGTTCCACTGATCGTTCGCATCGCGGTAGGCGTCGTAGTTGAGGGGCTTGCCATCACGGACCTCGGCGAAGCCCTTCACAAAAGCGCTGGAGCGGATGACGGCTGAGCAGGTGGTGTTTTTGGTCTGAACTTGGCGGATCATGTTGGGCTCCGTTGGGTTGGTCTGTTTCGATGTCCAGTTATCTCACGCTTGCTGATTTGATACAAGAACTATTTTCTCACTGTGGATAACTATTTTATCTCAGGGCCTCCACTCGGTCGAGGATCGCAGCCTTCACCTGATCGAGGTTGTCGAAATCCATCGCCCCGAGTTCGGTCCCGAACAGATCGCGCACCGCAGCCTGCCTGTCGGCCTCGGTGATGCACATCACACGGTGGCGGGAATCCACGATCCCCCGAGCGCCATTGGCCTTCACATAGTCCACTACGCGCCCCTGCGAGGTCTTGGTGACCTTGGCGAGATAGTAGGAGGTGCTGCGCTCGGTCTTGAACTTGGCGGTGGTGTAGGAGCTTGTGAGCTCGATCACGACCACGTCATTGCGCTTGGCCGGGGGATAGGAGAGGGCGGACTTGACTGCGATGGTGTTCATGGCTGCGTTCCTGTTTTGCTGGTTGAGGGAGGGTGGGGGCCGAAGCCCCCGATCAGTAGTGGTGGCGCGATCCGACGTTGTTGAAGTCTTCAACGTAATCGTAGGCATCCGCGACATCCTCCGAGCCGATCCGGTCGATGCGCACCCCGAGGACAATCTCGCCCTCCTTCACTGCGTGGCCTGTTAGCTCGGCGGCCTTGGAGAGCCAGAAGGATCCATCGTCGAACTGGACGACACGGTCTACGATGGTGTTGGCGGCGTCGGCGAAGATGGTGAGGGAGAGGTACATGCTGGGCTCCTGCTGGGCTGGGTTGGTCTGTTTCGATGACCCTTTGTCTCATATCCCATGATTCGATGCAAGAACTATTTTCTCCTTTTTCGATCTTTTTTGAAAATAATTTGCCCCCATGTTATCTTCGTGATCGAAAAGGAGCCGGACATGGGCGCACCGTCTAGCTATACGACTGAAATCGCTGAAAGAATCTGCGAAGAGATCGCCGCAGGTAAGCACCTCCACCTGCTCTGCACCGAGGACTGGGCTCCAGCCGAGCGGACGGTCTACCAGTGGCTGAGGGCTAGGGACGACTTCGCGCAGATGTACGCGCACGCGCGCGAGCGGCAGCAGGAAGTCTTCGCGGCGCAGGTGGTGCTGATCGCGGACACCGAGAAGGATCCCGCCCGAGCCCGCAACATGATGGATGCCCGCAAGTGGCACGCCTCGAAGGTCGCGCCGAAGAAGTGGGGCGACCGGGTCGAGATTGACGCGAAGGTGGATGTGAGCACCGGGCCGAGCGAGGCCCTGATGGTGTTCCTGTCGTCCCTTGAGGCGAAGAAACAATAGAGCTTGGCGAATCCCCGCCGAGGCCCGAGAGGGCATAGCAGCAGCAGGAGAAGCAGACATGTTTACAGTGATGCACGTTGCCGATCACGATTTAGAGGTCGGGACTCGTCTTTACCAGACGAAATTGCCCATCTATTACCCCGGTGATAGCGGCGCACCGGCTTGGTTCGAAATGTCTACAGACGACCCGCGAACCCCCCACCTGTTGGATCATGGAACGGTCATCGTTATGAACGACAACGGCAAAACCGTCGCCAAGTACAAGCTGGGCTGATGGACGATCTCTCCGCAGCATACGTCAAGTTAACGCCAGTCGAGCGAGCCATCGCCGACTGGCAAATGATGTGGATGGTGAAGCGCCTGCCGCACCAGATCCCGCCCCGTGGCGTTGACTGGACCATCTGGCTGCTGCTGGCCGGTCGAGGCGCAGGCAAGACCCGCACGGCAGCCGAGGTGCTGGGATCGTGGGCAACCCTGCGCCCCGGCACCCGGTGGCTCGTCTCGGCCCCCACCTACGGCGATTTGACGGGCGTCTGCTTTGAGGGCGAGTCGGGACTGATCAACTGCATCCCCCCGGCCCTGATCGAGACATACAATCGCACCGAGGTCGAGATCAAGATGATCAACGGCTCGACGATCAAGGGGATCACCGCCGAGAAGCCCGAGCGGTTCAGAGGCCCACAGTTCCACGGCGGGTGGCTCGACGAGCTCGCAGCCTGGCAGCGAGCCGACGAGGCCTTCGACCTCCTGATGTTCGGTATGCGCCTCGGCGATCACCCCCGCATCATCGCCACCACCACCCCAAAGCCCAACACGATCATCCGCAACCTGCTGGCGCGCGAAGGTAAGGACGTGATCGTCACCCGGGCGAGCACCTACGCCAACCTCGACAACCTCGCCCCCACCTTCCGGGATCAGATCCTTCGGTACGAGGGCACCACCATCGGGCGGCAGGAAATCCACGCCGAGGTGATCAACCCCGAGGAGATGGGCGTCATCAAACGCAGCTGGCTGAAGCTCTGGCCGAACGACAAGCCCCTGCCTGAGCTCGAGTTCATCGTGATGAGCCTCGACACCGCCTTCACAGAGGAAACGGGCAGCACCACCCGAGGCGATCCAGACTACTCGGCCTGCGCCGTCTGGGGCGTCTTCAGCCGTGGGAAGGATCGCCGCGACATCATCCTGCTCGACTGCTGGCAGGACCGGCTGGGCTTCCCCGACCTGATCCGCAGGGTGAAGACCGAGTTCAAGGCCGAGTACGCCCCCCGCGAGAAGGCCCTCATGAAGCCCCTCTTCGGGCCGTCGTACATGGAGAACTCGGGCCGCACCCCTGACGTGTTGCTGATCGAAGACAAGGGATCAGGGATCAGCCTGCGCCAGACCCTCGGTCGGGAGGGGATCATCTCGGCCCCGTACAACCCCGGTCGGGCCAGGAAGCTTGACCGGCTCCATGCCGTCTCGCCCCTGTTCGCAGCCGGGCGCATCTGGATGCCCGAGAGCACCAAGATGCCCGGCACCCCGATCAGCTGGTCTCAGAACCTCGTCGAGCAGCTGTGCACCTTCAGCGGCGAGGGCTCGATCCCCCATGACGACATGATGGACGCCGGAGTGCAGGGGCTGCGCTACCTCGCCGACCGTGATATGATCCGTGTCACCCGCCCCGAGGCCCCCGAGCCGCGCGTCCGCGACGACCGACCGAAGGTGAACCCCTATGCCGTCTGAACTCGACCCCGCCTATGGCGAATACCTGCCCCCGTCTCAGTTCAATGAGACGCCGACGCAGGGCATGAAGCGGATCGAGCGGGCGATGCGGTCAGTCCCGGGCGCCCCTGACGGATCCATGGCGGCGAGAGCCGGGCAGTCTAGGCAGGGCAGCTACAATGCTGGCGTCGGCGTTCAGGGCCCGCTGTCGGGCGGGCTGTCCGCTTCCAGCAACCCATACACGGGTGCTCCCAGCGCCGTGCAGGGCCGTGTTGGCGTGGGCCCGGTCAGCTATCAGGCGGTGCAGCCGACTGTGCGCGGCGCTCCGATGTCGCAGACGGTCGGCGTGGGCGGCAGGCCCTTCGACGCAGATACCTACTTCGGCGTGAGCGCCACCAGAGCGCCCGGTCAGGGCACCCAATACGGGGCAGACATCAGCAGCGGCGGGTTCAACGCCTATGGAGAGTATGATCCTTCGAACAAGGGCTACACGGTCGGCGCAGGCTACCGCACGAACTTCTCCAATGGCGGTCGCGCCCTCGTCGGGCATACCACTGCGGCAGGTGAGCCGGTCTCGCTCGAAGAGCACAAGGGGCAGATCCGTCACCGGCAGGACAGCGGCAACAGCCGAATGGCCGCCGACTACGGCTACATCGACAACTCCCGCAAGGACCATGACGGCATGAAGACCGACGCTTTCGTCGGGCCGCACCATGACAGCAAGAAGGTCTTCGTAGTCAATCAGCAGCACCCGCACACCGGCAAGTTCAATGAGCACAAGGTGCTGCTCGGATACAATGATCGCGCCCACGCCCTGCGTGACTACGCCCATTCGTTCAGCGACGGTCTCGGCCACAAGCGGATCCAGAGCGTGGTCGAGATGGGGACGCACGAGCTGAAGGACTGGCTGAAGAAAGATCACACCGCGCCGCTGCGCAAGGCTGGTGGCGGTCCTGTGACGCCGCAGACGTTGGCCGCACAGATGGTCCCGCCGGAGGAACAGGGCCCCATCGACGGCGAGCAGGCTGGCAGCCCCGGGTGGGAAGGTGTCGGCAAGGTGCTTGGCAACGTCGGCAAGGGCATCGACCAGATCTATTCCACACCTCCGATTGACCCGTCCTACACCACAGGGACGGGCACCCGGCGCGACATCACGCCGATGACCTTGGGCGAGAAGCTCGACCCCAAGATCCACGGCGGCGGCAGCCCTAGCTGGGAAGGCGTCGGCAGCGCCTTGGGCCACATGGCTGAGGATCCGTTCGGCACCTTGGGTGGCGCGCTCCCCTTCATTGGCAATGCGCTGGCGGCAAAGGACACGGACAAGCTCAGCAGGAAAGCCGACGAACTTGAGGCCGCAGGCGATCTCGAAACGGCGAAGAAGATCCGGGACATCATCCCCTACGCATCCGCAGCCGTCGGGCTCCCCATGGCTGGCGGCATCGTCGGGCGTGAGGCGCTGAAGGTGGGCGAGAAGCTCGCGCTTGAGGCCGCAGAGCGCGGCGCGGTGAAGGGCGTCGAGCGCGAAGCTGCGGTGGGCGCGGAGAAGGCTGCCGTAGCTGGCGCTGAAGACGTCGCTGCCTCGCCGAC